TTCAATCTCACCGCTGATCTGGATGCCAGTGGTTCCAATACCAATATTCTGGTCAATACCATAATGAGGAGTGTAATCGACCTCTGGGTGGACGAGAGGTCTGCCTGAGATGGTGATACCACCAGAAGTGCCAGCACCAGTAACCTGATAAAGATATAATAGTCTTGTGTCGCCTTCTGTAGTTTGATCGAAGAAGATCGTACCGAATGGTCTCTTGGTGAAATCCGTATCGGTGATGAGTCCCCAATTCTCATCAACTCCTCCAATTGGATCGGTAATGGATCCCCAGTTGATTGCAGCTGCCTGTTCGTAGACATAACCCCAATCTTCTTTACCAAATCCAATAGAAGATTCGTTGTAACTCCAAGTTATGTTTTCGTCTTTCTCGCCTAATATGGATACTAATCCAGTACTAATTAGTGATCCAATACTGAATGTAACACCTGTAGGTACGGAACCTGCACCAAGTGTGATAATGCCTGATGTACCAGGATTATTGTCGTCTCCGTAATATCCGTAATTCCACTCTTGTCTGGTTAGACCAACGCCACCAGCAGAGAACAGTATGGTATCATCTGGAGTATTAGCTACAAACTTCTGAACAGAAGATCCCGAAATGCTGTATAGTTGGTTGTTCTCTGGTGGGTTAAAAGAGACTTTCTCCGTAGCACCCACGGTGCTTTCGTCGAATCGGAGAGTTCCTGAAGATTCGCCAGTTCCTCTTATTAATCTTATACCGCCGTCTTCTCGTATCTCGAAAAGTTGACCTGTACCAACCCAGACCTTAACAAGTTTCTTAAGTACTTCTCCCGCAAGAAGAATGTAAAGATCTAGAGGTGGTGTGTAATCCTTGGTAGTTACTGCTTGTCCTACAAATCCATTTGTAGTAAATCCACCACCAGGATACTGATCCTGAGTTTCGTATATAAATCCGAAATTTAAATAAGGTAATGCTGGAGGATTAGGTGGAGTAGGAGTTGGTGGATAATATAGGTCTGTACTATAATCTGGTTCACTTTGCACAGGCAAACCACTTCCATAATCAACAGTAGATGCTACAGAACCCGAAAGAGTTCCATAATCTTCCTGTTCAAAAGGAAAATCCGCTTGTTCCAGATTATACTTATAGACGCTTGGCATCAATTCGACCTAAGATATAATTTAAAGATCACAAAAGGAGGGGATCGCTTCATAATAAGCAACCCCCTCACAATTCAAAACTATTAAATTAAGAAAAAAGATATAGTATCAGTCAAGTGCGACATTCAATGTGATCTTAATTTGGTCACCGTTGTTTTGGATCGTGTATGGTCCATTGGTGAATCTCTCAGCATACATGATACTGGAGTATAGGGTTGCAGTACCAACACCAGCAGCTGCGTTCTCAATTGGATTGAGTGCAGGAGTACAAACGAATTCGTCGTTGTTGATGGTACTGAAGACGGTGTAAGTTCCAGAAGAGGTTGTTGTATTTGCAGTACCTGCAGCAACATAAACAATATCACCTGCAACGAGACCGTGGTTCGCAACAGTAACCTTACCGAAACTAAATGTTACGCTTGGGTCAGTTGCAACCTGAATGTTATCGATTAGCGCGTTATCCAGATATACTACCTTAAGTGCTCTATCAACACCAATGACTTTAGTTCCCGTGACAACACCGGGGTTGCCTCCTGCAACCATACCTAGTGTAAGATCATCAACACTTTGGTTAGGATCGACAGTTATGTAGGAGTTACCAATAACACCGATAATTGGATCAGAGTTGTTACCTAGACTTACTGTTGTTCCGACGCCAACACCTGCAGCATGTACAACACCTTGTACGTTAGTAGGCATGTTGTTAGCACGAGTAACGTAGTAGCCGTATACGTCACCAGCATTTCCAGTAAAAGTAAATGTCTGTTCTGGATAAGTTGCAGTAGTACCAGAACCTACTTGAGCGATGGTCCAACGAGAACCGTTAAGAAGAATACCTGTTTGTTGGGTATACGCTTGGTCAGTTCTGTTGTTTACGCAGAATGGATAACCAGTTCCAGGTGCATAACCGTATGCATTGGTGTTACCTACACCATATGGTTCATAATACGCAGTTGGCGAAGGTACGTCAGACTCCGCTGGGGTGGTGTTCGATGTGAACAGTTTGAGAACAAGGTTTCTGGGGGACTGATCACCGAGAGTAGGGACATGGTTGTTATTTGCAACCAAGTACCTTAGTGATTCAAGTTCTCCAATATTGGGGACTAATAGTGCCATTTAAAAACAACTCCCTTCTTGGCTACAGATGAAATAACTATTGTTATTTATAAATTTAATTTCAAAGAGATTAAAAACCTCCTTACATTACTAACTGAGACAACTTCAAATTGTAGAATGTCTCCAGCAGTTAAAGTCTTGTCCCAATTATTTAGCGCATCATCACGAATAGCTCTAGCACTAGATAGGGACACATATCCAGAATTAGTTATGGTATTAAATGTTGGAAACGAAGAAAAATTAGATTTTTTAATTTCAACACTAATATCACCCGTTTGTTCGGCTAGAATTTGTGCATGTTCTATTGTTCCAGTAACATCGAGAGTTACTGAACCTTTTACTCCAGTATTCATGGGATTACTACCAGAGTCAACGATAAAGTTGATGGTTCTAGTTAAGTCTGCAGTAAACTGGAGAGCAATAATGAAAACATCATCAGTAGAAGTTGGTGCAACAGTAAACTGTATATTGTTACCAGAAATATTATAATCTTCAACAGGTTCTAATACTAGATTATTCTTTACAACTAGTATTTGCTGGTCATTTATGGGGGTATAAGAATTAGTATTATGAGTCAATCCAAATAAAAGTTTTGACCCATCAAACTGTGAATTTAAATGATCCAGAATAAGATTGGTATTCTGGGTAGATTTTGATGGTATCTCATAATTGACACCAACATCATATTCTGGACTTTGATCTACCGATACTACGTATTCTGTCATCAGACAACACCTGGGGTTACTAGAACATTACCTTGAACAGCTCTTGTTCTATAATCGTTTGTTGATATTAAAATCAAGTCATAAACATATCGACCACCTTCAATTGCATTTGAAGCAGTATATCCCATAGAAACTTTTACTTTCCCTTTTAAACGATCTGGAAAAGATACGGTTAATGGATATGCAGTTGTTGAAGATGGGTGTTTTCTTACAGAAGAAATTCCACTGTAACCAGTAAGATTCAAAGGCGCATTATTAAATGCGTTATTAATGGTAAAGGTTGCTTGAAAATCAACACCCTGTTCAAGAACTAAATTTACATTCCTTGCCGCCATTATTAGAACTTACAGTTTTAGCTATTTATCCAATTTATTTAAAACCAATTTTATCATATCTTTTAGATCTTCCACATCCGACTTTAGTTGTTGGATTTCTTCTTTTTCACTTTCTTTTTTTTCAAGTTCTTTCAACTTGAATTTTTTTGTTTCCATGTAATTATTATATTCAGAATCGGAGCAATTTATGATTGCTCCACTTTCTGCACGAAATAATCCCGGAATGTCTTTTACTGGTTGTTTTTTCATATCAAGCAGTTGCAATAACTCTCAGATCACGAATTAGTGGAACTTTCGCTAGATTTGTTCCATTCATTATAATTTTAACTTGGAATCCATTAAAGAGTGCCAGATCTTTAGCGGTATATTCATGACTTCTGAAATCATCATCAGTATTAGAGAAATCGACGATCTTATCTGGTAGACCATCATTATTACCAACACTAACTATATTTCCATTTGCATCAAGATTCTTATAACCAGGGAATAATTCATATGCTTGATTGGTTTCATCAGTATCAGTTCTAAAGAGTCTGTACAGAACTCTAATATCATTACTAAAGTGTCTGTAAGCATCAAACATTACTTTGAGATTATCAGATCCTTTTTCAAGTCTGACAATCTTTGTAACATAAGTTGCAATACTTGGATCTTCTGTTAGTGAATTAACTCTACCATCAGTAGCATAGTTAGAAATTTTAGAATTAATTCTATTTGAAGTGTAGATTGCATTAACCCTATCCAAGTCAATCATTGGAGAAACTTTTGGATCTGTAGTTTCAAGAGTTACTTCAATAGTAAATGACTTTTTACCAGGGAAATCTTGAAGGTGTTCTTCTTCATTTACTTTTGAACAAACAATTCTAGGAGTTTCAAAGAAGTTTGTACTCTCTAAACTAATATCTTCAAATCCCTGATCTGCAAATGAAAGTTGTGTAAGATTATCTGGAGAACTTCCCGAGAAAGTTCTCACTTTTGCAGAAACATTAGTTCCTTCAGGAATCGCGGTTTGCAGATTGGGAGTTAGAGCATTAAATGGAATGTTTTGAGTTGCATGTGGAGTTCTATTAGAATTCTTAAGTGATAGTTGATCATAAGAACCACACTTCTTATCCTCATTAAAGAATAGAACTGGGAATGAATTTGCATTACCTGCTGTTCTATCTACACCCGATTCGGAAGCGTCAATTTTAACATGATAAGAATCCATATCAATTGGAAATAGTGAATGATTAACATCACTAAAGTCATGTTTTTTATTGACTCTTCTTAAAGAAACTCCATTCATCTCATACTTATATACCGTTTCATTAATAGGATGTTGTTCAGCAATCGTGTTATCCATAGCTCTACTAATCCCAGTAAGTGAGTTGGATGTAGTATTAACACCAGTATACTTAATGACCTCATCGTCAATTAAAATATATCCTGGATTTGTGTTATCTACTGGAACATTTTCAAAACTTGTAAAAATTCCAACTCCAGTAACAACCAAATCAGACGTATCGGATGGTGCATATTTTGAACTGATTTTTTGTGGTTTTTGATCTGGTTGAATTCCAGATAGAGTGACAAAGTTATTAACCGCATACATTCCATGATTTGAATGACGAACCTTGAGATGAAGTCCATCACTTAAAGTTTCTGCATACTTAACATTTGATGCACCACTAATGTTTGTGGTTCCACCAGTACCAACAAAGAAGAGAGTCGAAGATGCATCTACTGCAATATCTCCTTGAACTCTATCAATGATAAGAGAATTGAATGCGGAAATAACTCCAACAGTATTTGGAATTGATAGAATTAGATTTTTACCAAAGTTTGAGGTATCAGTATAGTCGATGGTCAAAGAATCACCAAATGAATAACCAGTTCCACCTATAGAAACCGTTGCAGCAACTGCCACACCACCAGAAACTGTGATTTTAGCTTTCGCTCCAGAACCTCTACCTGTCAAGGAAATAATGTCAACATTTTGATAAGTTGTTGATGCAGATGTAAATGCAGTACCAGCACTGGTAATTGCGAGGTCACTACCAATACCAATTGCACCTACAAGACTTCTCAGGTTTCCAGAGAATCCTGGATTACTTTGTTGTAGAATTTTAATACCAGGTTTTAATGCAGTCGATTCTGAAGTTGACAAACTCTTAGCAATACCAACAAGAATAGACTTAGATGTAGTTTCCAGTGGATTGACATCAAGTGTTGCAATTTGATTATTACCAATATCCAAATCTGGATTGTATAATCTTGCAGTTGAAGAACCTTCAAAGAATTCTGATCTATATGCAGTAAGTTTAAGATCTTCATACTGGGCAGGATCCCATGTTGCACCATTCTGAGATTTGAATAGTGAACCTAAGAGTGGTTGTTGTGCAACAATAATCTGTTCAGATTCCGCTTTATCTAAGGTAGAAACATCCACTTCACCCATTCTTGAGATCCAGACATTATATTCATTAGATGCAGATAGAAGAACAAAACAATATGCTTGGTTAGGTGCAAGATAAACTGGTGAAGGGAACTCAAATGTAGTTGGTACACTCGAATCGTCAGAAACACTGACCTGATCGGGGGTCAATACAGTTTCACCAAATGGAACAATTATTTGAGTTGGCAGACCAGTTTGCATTGTTCTGATCTGACAAGTAACTGGAAGACCTGCGGTATCAATTGTTCTAAAGAAGAAATCTACCTTAGAGATAAAGATTCCATTGGTATCTGGAACTTCAAATGATTGTGCAAGTGGATCTACCCATCTTCTCTGAGTAGTAGTTCTATCCCTAAAGGTTGTACGAGCTCTCTGTCTAGTTCTTGACCTAGTTCTAGTTCTTCCCTGAGTCTGAGTGTTTCTCTCAACATCTGCATTTCTCGTTCTAAGAGTGAGATTTTCTACATTTTGTAGAGTTCCAGAAGCACTATAGTTAGTCTCTGCCTCACTATCCTTTGTACCTACAATTGTGGATTTAGTCTTACTGGAAGTCAATGAGAATGTCTTTGTTCCAGTACTAAATGATGGGGTTGAAGATAGGGTAGGATCGGGAAGGAATAATGATCCAATAATAGTTCCAGAGTTATCCGCTTTAAGTCTTATCTGTTTTATTTTTGCAACAGCACCACTAGACTGTCCAACTAAAGACATATCTTTTGCAATATAACCATAATATCCAGAAGCAGACTGCAACTCCAATCCAGCCGTATCAATATTCAATACAGTAGACGTTGTTGAATATGACTTAGGTAAAATTTCACCCGTCTTATATGGGTTCTGTTTATAAGTTTGACTTGGTGCATTATAAGGACCATACTTATGGTCTGCTTTTGCAACTCGTACTCTAACAGATGCAGCACCACTATTTCCGATAAGAACTTCACCAACTTGGAAAGCTCCAGACACCATTTCAATTTCAACGAGTTTGGGGATAACGTACTTAGACATATCCACATTATCAAAGAATGGATAAACTCTACCATTGGGTTTCATTCTTCTTGCGATAAATTCAATATTTCTACTTCTCATTGTATGAATGACTTCAGTAGAAACAACTCTATCACCTAGATTTGTAGAATCAAATCTTTCAGTTACTCTAAAAGAAGTTCCCCTTCTTTGTTGTCTTGTTGTAGTGAGAGTTGTAGTATTTGTAAATTGAATAAACCTATCTCTTCTCGTAGTAGTTCTTGTTTCGAGTCTACCTCTTCCTCTTCTAGGACCTCTACTTCTAGTCCTACCAACTACTCGACTTCCTACTCTAGTTCTACTACGAGATCTTCCAGTTACCTGTGTTCCTCTCCAAGTAGTGTCCCAGGAACCCCACTCTACAGGAGAAATTCCAGTATTACTATCGGCGCCAGTCATACCAATCATGGTATTGAAATTGCCTTCCTGGTCTGCAGTTCTTCTAGATTTTCTGGTTTCAATCCAAGTATCAGTTGCAGGATTAAGTTCAATGGCACCGATCCAGTTAACAACATGGAATGGATTAACATTTTCAGATCTGGTAGCAAATTTGTTTGAGAAATAAACTACATCTTCATAGTTTAAACAGATAACATCACCTTTTTTAATGGTATTTGGTGTTCCAAGATCTTTAACAAATCTCAAGTCAGCTGAAGGATCTGATGATCCTGACGCTCCAATGACCGCTTCAGATCCTAAAAGAAGATCAACTGCAGTAGTATAGTGTGTAGGTCTGAGATGTCCACTTCCACTGTCGATAGAACATCGGTAATCAGACTGACCCACCTCACCAGCGAATATAGATCTAAAATTATCTACGAAGAAACCAGATTTAAATCTATCAAGACCTGTCTGAGAATCTCTGATGGTTAAATTTTTAGTTTCGGTTTCTAGTAAAGAAAGTGCAGTATAATTTTCAACACTTGTAATTCTATCTTCAAGTTGAGAGATATCGATCATTCGATATCTCTTATGTGGAGTCAATATAACCTCAACATCTTCTGTCTTGAAGACGTATGGCGGAAGTGCAATAGTACCTACATCTAAAGATCCATCAATAACTTGTGGTTCTTTTGGTTCTTTTGATGACACACCTTCGGCAAGGAAAAACTCCCCATCTTTGTTTAGATAAATTCTATCAATTCTACCAAGGTAGAAATTATAGTCTAAATTGATAGCTTTATCGGATACAAAGTTAAATGGTGAAGAGTTTGTAGCCTTTGCAAAAGCTCTAGCATTATATTCAAATGGAGATACCGTTGCGGTTGCTACATCAAATGGAACTACTCTAGGTCTTACATCAATTACATCAGATGCAGCAATAACACCTTCAATCATTGGAATATCAGAAGTATATCTCTGTTTTTCATAAGAGTCTACAGTTACGAAATCACCTGGATCATCGTCATTTAGTAGATAATGATTGAAGATAACTTTTAATTTTCTAGTCGGCGCAGCTGCATCAGACTTTCTTTCTAAGAAAGAATAGTCAGCAAATTCTGCTTTTTGGTTCTCATTAAGTTCAAAGTTAGGTAGAATATCTCTATCACCAACGGTGATAGCAGCAACATTTGCAGTTACCTGAGACTCCTCAAAAGTTACTTTTTCATCAACTTGGAAAGTCTGTTCATTAAGATATACAAAATCTACTTGATTGCTTGCATTATTCACTGTAATTGTGCCAACTGCGCCACTGGTAGCACCTCTAACTAATTCTCCCTTAATTGTATTAAGAATATTAGCATTGAAGTTTGTCAGTGTCAGTTTTGGTAATTCTGGTTCATTTACATCATTCGACTCAAATATAGCAATAACATCTTGAACATCTGGTACATTAAGACAAATTTGTTTGTCTTGAACTCTTGTTCCAAATAACTTACCAAAGGTAAGTCCGTCCTGAACAGAAGTAGTTGCAGTACCAGATGACTCTTTAGATGATTTTTCTACTATCAGTGAAGCATTTCTATTGAATACTTTACTCTTAGCTACAAGATCTTTCTTCTTAAATGTTACTGTTAATCTGGCTGATCCACTAGCAACACTGAGATCTTGTAAAGTTATAGTTCTTCCACTAACTGCAAGTTTACTATTGTTTAAACTTTCAACACTACCAGTACTCGTATAAGTTAAATTATAATCTTCTTCATCAAATGGTTCTAATGTCATACTGACATCAGTTTCAAGAGTTTGACTCAATCCATTGTTTGCAATGGTTACATCATACGATTTTCTGACAACAATATTAGATTCTGCAAGATTGGTATCCGATACATTAGACTCTTCTAGAGGAGCATATAAGAACGCCTCATTAAGATTGGTTTCTTGAGGTACTAATTTTAGAACATTAGTTACACTAATTGTACTTCCAGGTAAAGTACCATTTGAAACCCCCGTTACATTCGTAGTAGCACTTACCGTAACGGTCTTAGCACTTTTACTTACATCAGTTACTTTATTAAAAGTAGGTACAGTATCCCCTTCCTTTGCATATGCGAGGATATCTCCTGTTTTGATGCCAACATTAAATGTCTGATTTGGTGATTTAATTACACCACCAGAAGTAATGCTAAATTCATCTCCCTGTGGAGCAATAGAAATGCCTCTGTTTAAAAGAACATCAGCGGTAAATGATGCACTACTGGAATATAGTTGTTTGACATCATTCATACTATAATCTCTGACATCCTGAATAGTTCTGGAGTCATCTTCCCCGTTGATTTTTATCTGTTCATTGGGAATAAATGTACCTGATACCTGATACAACTTAATTTGATTACTACCAGATACAGTTTCTACAAGATATCCATGAGCACCACTATTCTTACCTTCAATGTATGCAGGTAGTGTTAAATTAATTGTGGAGTTGAGATTTATATAATTATAAGTTTGAACATCAAAAAGGCTGACTACAAATGGAGTAGAGTTATCTTGATAATCAGCATTTTTCAGTTTTAAATCATATACTCTCGCAACACCAATTTCAAGACCAGCAGCAGTTCCTCCAGTTGCAGTTCTTTCATCGTGAAGTTTAACAGTTGCAGTAGAGAATCCTACTGGAACAGAACCATGAATATTATTCAGTTCAAATTGTCTACCTAAAGTGAATGGAATACTTGAATTTTCTTTTAATTCAGTAGTTCTGGCTTTTGGTACATCAAGAGCAGTAGTACTAATAGTTTCTACTTCATATCCCCTAACATACGCTTTACCTGGAGAGATTTGTAAAGTTATAAAATCATCGGAAGGAGTTATTCCAGATTGAGTTTGTTGAAGAGGAAGATATACACCATCATTACCAATACCATTGTTAAGAGATTCTTTTACATCAATCTTAAATGGAGTTACATAATAGTGACCAGATTCATCATACGTTCTTCTAGCCAACTCATCATTAATGATATTATATGTACTTTCTTTTACAAATTTTTGAACTATACCATTTTCAATTCTCAGAAGTTCAATAAAATCTTCATCATTTAAATCATCTAAACTCTTTTTGATCAGAGTTGTAGTCATTTTTAATCTATCTGCACCAGGTGCAGCAAAGTTTGAGAATCCTCTTGCATTATCAAACAGATCTGGATTTTCCGTAGATGCAACAGTAATTTCTTCATTAATAAAGAGACCTACCCTATAGGAAGGAGTATCTCCATACTGATCAAGAATAACACTCTGAGAAGGAACATTTACAAAAAATCCTCTAATAAAATATACACCTTCTGCAATTTTTGCAACAGAACCCTCACCCACAGCATCAGTAAGAAGTGTAGTGGCAAATGTAGACTCCGATCTAATGGTAGACAGTGAATATTTTACATCTGTAGTTACTACTAGATTTTCTCCAGCTTCAAATGTAGTTTTCTGATTACCACTCTCGCCTTCATCATTTTCACTACCAGCAGAGTACTTTACATATAAAGTTGCGTTGCCTCTTTCAGAAGCACTTGCAGTAACATAATTTACGACTTTTGCCTTAACACCACTAATTTGTCCTTTGATAGTTTGACCAATCAAAGCATCCAAATAAATTTCTACTGGAACTCCTAGGTGGTTTGCATCAACTTGAACATAAAAATAGTCTGGGTCATATGCAATTTGACCAGGAATTACAACTGATCCTTCTTTAAAGAAGTGTTTACCAAACTGTTCTACTTGATCTTGTAGAATTGACTGTAGGGTAGTAAGTTCTCTTGCCTGAATAGGAGTTCCTGGCTTGAATAAAACCCTCTGATAACTATTTGACGCATCAAAATCGTCAAAGTACGGAGAAGCGTTTAGATTGATATTCTGTGCCATGTTGATTTAGAACTCTAGTACAACTTTGATATCTTCTTTTTGACTGGCGGATCTAGGGATTGGAGCCCTATTATCTATGTAAATTAATTCACCCGATTTTTTATTAAATTCTGCGGATCCAATGCCAGCTACAAAGTCTAGACCTAGTTGGTATATCTTATTATTTATTGAGGTAGTAATACCTTGGAATACAGTATCAATCGATAGTGCAGGTCCTATTATAGAATCGCAATTAATTGTAACACCATAACCAGTTTCTGGGGATGATGTAAATGGAATGATTTTAAATGCAGATTCACTGGATGCAAGACCAGTTGGTTGATAATACTTAAGTACTCCAGTGGTCTTATCCCAAGAAGCAACAAATCCAATAGCAGTAGATCCGACACCAACAGTTTGTTTAATAACCGAGTCAACAGCATATGTTGTTGCTGTAGTCACACCAGAAAGTTTGAGAGCACCCAAACCACTAACCATATTTTGACTTAATATTTCTGTTCTACTATTCGGAATGGTTGGATTTTTCAAAATACCAACTCTAGCAAAGTCATTACCAAGAATAATATCTGGATTTGTTTCAATAGTTTCGTATCTAGAAAAGAGTAAAACTCGATATGCGCCCAATTCTCTATAAACATCATATCCATGACCACCCTTTGGTGGCATGATCACATTGAAAGAAGCATATGAAGTAGTTCCTATACCTGTATTGGCTAAGTTTGACAATGATTCTCCAGATTGCGTCTCTGGCGCGCCTGGATAGAATTGAACAGTTCCATAGGTATAATCCTTACCACCATCTGTTACAAATACCTCAGATACTTTGCCAAAGGAATCGATAGTGATTGTTGCTTTACCTCCATCACCATCACCCAAAATAGGTACATTTGAAAAAGAAGTAGAAATGGGTTGATAATTAGAGCCCCTGTTATCAATAAGAATTGTTTCTACTTTACCATCAACCGCATTATTTTTAGTTGAAGCAGTTTCTCCTGCAACACCCCAATTTTCGGGAACTGGAATATATTCAATAGAATCAAATTTTACAATCTCAGATGGTTTAATTGTAAAGAGATATTTCCAAATATATCCATCACCAGAAGTTCCCGCAGCTCTTGGTTCTAAGTCAATAAAATCTGGTACATCAAATGATGGTTTTCCATTTGGATTTTCTGGATCCGTGCCATTTTGCAAACAGATATAAACTCTTAAGTCATCATTGATTACATAGTAATTTGATTGATATAGAGATGTTGCTTCATTGACTGGAGTTCTATTATAGACACTATAGTCGTGTCTATACATTTCATATGTTGTACCCGAAACCCACTCAACCTTTCTCACAAGTCTTCTTACGTCTTGAGACGTAATTTGTTTCATTGCAATAATTGATTGTTTAATTTCGTTTTCTTCTTTAAAACCATCTAATGGAGATGGAGTATTAGTCGCCCAGTCTGAGGCGCCACCTGCCTGCGGTTCTAAGGCATTGGGCATACCAATGAACGTATAATACTTGTCAGTAGTACTCGCAGCGCCGGTAATGTTCTTTACGAAATTCTCGGCGTTAAGAATCCTAAATTGATCCGATATAATTGCAGGCATTTTAGAACAAACAGGGGTTTTCCTTCTTAGTATTTATTGATTTAAATTGACCTAGTTCTGTAAATGAGTGGAGCAGTTCCCAATCCAACAATTCCTTGGTCTCGATTAACAGTAAATGATTGAGGTTTTCCTAAAATTCTATTTCTAAAGTCGTAGATTTTACCCCAAGAATAATGTCCGTAGAATCCATTGGTGTTGACTCCACTAACGTCAGCACCTCTCTGATAAACTTGAATTGAATCACCAGCAACCGAAGAATCGTTCGCTTGGAAGTTACAAGTTACGGTAACAATACCCGCTTGAGCAGTCGTTACCTGTTCAACTCGATATACACCATCAATGAATTCTTGTTCGGTACGCATAATACCTACAACAGAATCTGGATAATTAGCCATTCCATTCAATCCATCCAAAGTAGTGATTCCAACCAATGTACGTCCAATTGCAACATTACTGTTCTGAATTACAAAATAATCACCTTTAGAAAGTTGAGAGTAAGATACGCCGAAAGTATTCAGTGAAGAATAACCAATTCCAAGAGAAGTGTTATCATAAGTCTCAGACTTCAGTATAAACTCAATCTTAGGCGACGTAGTTCCTATTCCAGGCGTGCCGGCGGGGAATGTTGTAACACCAATGATTGCACCAAAATCACCAACTGCCTTAATAGAATCAATCTGTTCTTTCTTGATGATAGGACTTTCAATCAATACTGATGGTGGATTATCTTGTGAATAACCAAAACCACCATTAGTGATAGTAATTGAAGTGACAATACCAGCGGTTTGAGATGTTTGAGCGGTTGCTCTATTGAATACTTGGTCAGAAACTACAATTGTAGAAGCAGAACCAACTACAACATATCTACCATCAATTCCATAATCACCAGAGAACAATAGACTCTTAGGAGTTGAAGATCCTACTTCAGAAACTGGTCTTTCAATCCATGTTTCGAGATCAAAAGAATAATAAATCTTACCACTATCATCGATAGCAACATAGATATTTTCAAGTTCAATGGTTACGAAATTAACAGATACATTAGTCGTCACCTTACTCAGTCCTGCAAGAGAAGTTCCAGTAATAATAGTTCCACTGGATCCACAAATAACGTAAACTCCATTTCGATAAATTACTTTATTCAAGTTTTGACCCGCAACACCTGCGACACTTGTAGAAGTCCAAATTTGACCATTCGGTGATGTCAAGATGGTACTGTTGTTTCCAACAACGATAAATCCAGAAGGACTTGCAGCAACACTATTAATACTTTGAGTAGTATTAGAAGTTACACTTGTAAATGTAGTAGTTCCAATTCCAGAACCTTTGAAAATTGATCCAGCAGTTCCAACTATAGACCAAACATCAAGATTAGGGTTATAAATGATGTCTTTAAGTTGTTGTCCATTTTCACCGTAAGTACTATCTACGGTGTTAGTTTGTCCAGTAGCTGGTTCCAATCTATCTTCTCTGAGAGTTAGTTGAGTCCAATTTGACTCAATAGTCTGACCATAACCAATACTCTTAGTTACATATCCATATTCACCAACAGTAATATAAATATTGGTTCCGCCAACTGCAACAGAATTGAATACAATTGTATTTCCAAATCCAACGGTATTATCAAACCAAAAGTCAGATCCCGAACTAAATGCATATCTAGAGCTACTTCCTACTGCAATGGATACATTACCCTTTTCAACATCATTGAAGGTGTATATATCGGTAGTTAGTCCAGATGTTGTCTTCCAATCATTAATTGGATCTTTAGATACAATAGCACTGGAGGAAAGGTTAATGACGGGATTATTTGTAAATGCATAACCAACACCACCATTAGAAAGAACGATGGAGGAAATAGTTGATGCAGAAGAAACCACCGCAGTTGCAATTGCAACTTCTGTAGTTCTTTCATCCACAATGACTATATGCCTATCATCTTCACTGAGGGTATCCAGTTTACTGAAGATTGGGAACGCATTATCAACATATACCTCAGCATCACCCAGATTTACGTTATTAATAACTCTAGCATTTGGAATAACTCTTCCGGATAATCCTGGTCTTGATTTAGTAATAATAGAACCATTAATGATTCTATCAAACTCCTGTTTTCTCCAGGTTAATGGCCTAACATTATCTGGATTAGTGTCAATACCCACACTAGCATAAGTAAACGTATCGAATTCATCAGAAGCTTGAATCTTCTTGATTATTCTTTCAAATTGATCTCTATCGAGAGGGTTTTCCCTATTTTCAGCAATGATTACTCCATCACCTTCTTTCAAAGTTGCTGGGGGATTGACAGTTTGAACGTCAAGACTTGAACCCCTGAAGAACATCACTGTACAAGTGGAATTTGGTTTTGGCGCCTCAGTGAAGATAACTCTAGATCCACGGAAGTTATAAGCTTTTCTTGGTTCCTGTAGAATATCATTGATATAGATGAACAAATTATTTTCAAGGACCAAATCAGAACCTTCGAGTTTTCTTAGACTCAAGATATCAGTAACTCCATTCTCAGTAACTGTTAAAGTAAATTTCTTTCTAAATCCATTGAACTTAGAAGCGAAATTATCAAAGAGAATAAACTGACCAGGATAAAATCCTGCAAACTTGTCAGTTTGAACTTCTTCTACTGTAATCCTAAATTCTTCAAAACTACTTGCATTAGGATCTTGAATTAATCCAGGAACCTGAAGAACATCACCAACTTTGTAGGCTCTTCCATGATCATCGATTTCAAAATCTTTGACACTAGATCCAACACCAATTGTAACTTTAGCAGTTGCCTCAATACCTATACCAGTACTTACACCAGCATAGTGAAGATCCATATTTGAATATCCAGTTGGAGATGTAACTATAAGTGAAACTGGATTAGATGGATCATATCCTAAACCAGGTATAACGATATCAAATGCAGTGACTGTACCACCAGTTCCAAGAATCGAAGTAATAGAAGACGCAACACTAACATTAGTAGAAGATGCAATACTTACCCCAGGTGGGAACTGATATCCCTTACCGCTACCAGTCAATTCAACATCATAGATTGTTCCTGGTTGACCCGTATAATCAAGAGTACTCAGTGATTCTTCCTGCAATACAAAGAACTTATTATCTCCAAAGAAGCAATCTGTTGGATTACTTGGAACAGATTGAGATCTTGCAAAGGATGCTGTTCTTATATCACCTGGTGTAGATAACTTATATTCAAATACTTTGTCGGTGTCCTGATCAATGAGATACATGAAAGTATCATTATGAGCAAAAGCAATTCCTCTAGCAGAAGTTAATGTCTGTCCACCAGCAAATGCAGAGTTGCCATTATTACTATCGACTTGAATGAAAGTACTCAGTCCAACATTATAAGAATCAAGATCCCAAGCAGAATCTAATTTAATCTGAATGATTCCATTACCCTCAAGCAAGTAAATATATGATCCCGTAGAAGAGATACCAAGACTTCTCGGTGCAATATCATTGTCTATAACTGGATCCTGAATAGATTCAAGATCTGAAGTGGAAATTGTATTTGTAGAAGTTCCCACAT